GAGATACTTTTTAAATATAATATACAATGAGCAAGTTCCCCACAAGTTGTCAGACAATTTAAAATAACAACATAAATCGAACGTATGAGCTATAAGAGCGTTTATAAATTAAAACATATATTGTTAACAATTTATTTACAATTATGTCATAATGTGTTAACAGTAATACAGTACTATATAATCATAAAGATAAAGAAATCAAAGACGTCAAGGAAAGACTTGAAGAAAGGAATTGTAATGAATGTATTAGTTGCATGTGAGGAATCTCAAAGAGTGACAATCGAGTTTAGAAAGTTAGGTCACCAGGCTTATTCTTGTGATTTATTAGATTGTTCCGGAAATCATCCGGAATGGCATATCAAGAAAGACGTTACTTTATTATTAAATGGAAATTGCATTTTTCATACTGTTGATGGAGTGGAACATGAAATTTCTGGTAAGTGGGATATGATAATAGCATTTCCGCCTTGTACTTATTTAACCGTAGCTGGTAACAGATGGTTTAATTTTGAAAAGTATGGTGATAAAGCAATTCAAAGAATGCTAGATAGAAACGATGCTATTAAGTTTTTTATGACAATAGCGAATGCTGATTGTGACAAAATAGCTATTGAAAATCCTGTAGGAATAATGAGTACAAAATGGAGAAAACCAGACCAAATTATTCAGCCTTTTGAGTTTGGTGATGCATACGAAAAGAGAACGTGTTTGTGGTTAAAAGGTTTACAAAATCTCGTCCCTACAGAAATTGTAATTGTTCCGGATAGAGTACAATTTAAATCTGGGAAAACAATGGCAAAGTGGTATGCTGAAGCCGCGCATTTGCCAAAAGAACAACGTGCAGTAGTACGTTCAAAAACTTTTCCAGGTATTGCTAATGCAATGGCTACTCAATGGGGGGGCGTAAAAAACTACGCTGATTATACAAGTGAAATAATAAAATATGCAATGAGTAAAATTGGAACAAAAAGAGTATCAACTTTAGATGGTATGACACTTGAGTATAAAAACAAGTGCTACAACATTTATGTTGATGATAACAATGTAACAGTTGAAGAAATTAAAGAAGAACCAGAAGAAACAGAAGAACCAGAAGAAACAGTAAAAGACGTTATGGAAGTAAGGCAAGAATTAAATGCACGTTTCGGAAAAGAGCAATATTTCGATACTGACACTTTACAACCAAACAAGACAATAATTGCAAAAATTGAAAAAATGTCTTTACCATGTTTAACGTGTAAACATTTCTGTGTTAGATTTGATAATGAGCGAATTAAAATGACACATTGCGTTAGAAAGAATACAGAAAATTATTTAAAACCGGCAAAAAATCCAAATTGGCATCATGTTTCATTAAGAACACTTGCTAACATTGACAATGATATGCTTGACGAAAAGCGAAAAGTTTATTTATCTTTTTACAAAAAGTGGCAAGAAACGCGTAAAAATTTAAGAAGATGTAGTTGTGGGTATAGCTATGATCGTTGTCGTAATGTTTTTAGAAGATCACTTACAATAGCTTTACACAAAAAGAAAATATCAAAAGAATTAGTCGAATATTTCGACAGACAAATATCAATGGTAAATGTTGAGTGTGGTGTATGGTCGTCAGCTGTTGAAGTAGCTACTGGACAGCATGAGTCACGTAAATATAATAGAGCAAACTTAAGATATTAAATATCATAGCTGTTTTATCGGCTACACGGGAAGAAAGAGGTAAACTATGAATTTGTATGGTATCGAAAACAGAAAGACAATCGGTAAAGCTATTAAGATAGCAGACAGCAAGACAACATTAAATGAAATGTGTAGTCTTAATCTTAAATATGTAACATGTGCGGATGTAAGAGGATATATGAACGTTAATCTTACAACCGTTCATCCGTACAATGGTAAATATGGAAAAGGTTTTGTTAGAGTAGTTCCTTGCTACTATAATGGTAAAATCTCTACAAAGTATATGACAATTCAATATTGGGTTGAAAAGTGAGGTAAAGAATATGGACAATTTAACACAGTTAAAGAAAAACAGACTTTTAAAAGAATGCCACGATAAAATTTTAGAAACACCGCTTTTGCATAATGACATTATGAAAATGTATGCTTATATCTACGATAGCACCGCCACAAGTGATACACTAGCAGAGATTCAACTTATGGAAACGGTTAAATCATCATTAGATTTTCTTGTAAGAGGTGTATTAAAATGAGAAGAATGAAATATAAATATTGCGTAGAAATTGCCTACCTTGATACCGACACCGACTACATAAAAGTTGAATATATCGAAACGCTATCATATAACGCGAAAGAAGCTAAAGAAGATGCTTATTCATATATCAATCGTTTTCCTAATGTTTCTCATCCTACACTAATGGAAGTATATAGAGAATAAGAAAAAGAGGGTCTTGAACCCTCTTTATTTTAATTCAATGGGATATTGAATCACATCAACTTAATAGCACAAGCTAATCAACTAACAGTAATAAAATCACCAACTATAGCTATTCTGTCAACAGGAAAGTTAGTTGAAAGCGGCATGGTATAAAGTGAAGTCTGCTTATAACCATATAACGAGAAATAAACATAACCATCATCAGATCTAATTACAGGGGCAATAAGGGGATATATTTCTGATGTTGGAACAGCATTTGCAAGAGGTATAATTACATTAAACGGCGGTACTGGATTAATTAGATTACATGTATAAAAAACAATAGTTTCACCAGGCTCTATTTTTTCAGTAAATGGTGTTCCAATGCTATCTTGAACAGTGTAAAGTGCTTTTGTATTAGCACCGTTTTGCTGAGTTGTAAATAGATTTGAAATATCGTCATTATAAAAAGTATAATGTTTAAAAGTTATATTCCCCTTGGTAAAACGTTTAATTTCTCTAACTTCTGCTTTTGAAAATAAAGTGCTTGTATCACTTGCCATAATAATCTCCTTTCTGGGTATGGATCACGCTTAATTCAAAGCAATATTAAATTCCACTCCATACAACTGTATCTCATCAACATTATAAGTAGCGAACCCATTTCCGCTGGTATTAACTAATTGCAGATAAATAGCACCACTATCTACTTGTGTTGCATCAAAAGGATTGATAGTGAGAATAGCCATGCATTGATGATAACCGCTTGCATCATGAATAACCGCGTTGCAGCTGCAGATACTTTGCTCATTTACAAATGATAAATTATGACTCATAACCTTTACAGCGGCATTTGTAAAAGTCTTTTTAGGTGTAAACGCCAAATCAAGAAAACTTGCCACATGCCTAAAGCTACAATGTGCGTTACTATTAGTCAACGCAACATGCATCTTATAATCATTCAGTGTACAGTCTGCGCCATCAAGTGCAAAATCTCCCGATCTGTTCCAACTTGCGTATCCGCCCATTGCCTTATATATCATATCAGCTATTGAAAATTGGCCGCTTGCGTTAGGGTGGATCTTATCACTAGCAAGAACTCCTACCCACCTCAAAGCACTGTCCGCACCACTTAAAAACTTATACTTTCCCCAATATGTTTCGTACAATGTTTTGATTTCATTGTATGCTTTTACTTTTTCGCGTGTAGTAAAACCTATGATAGGCGTTGCAATCCATCCAATGTAAAGCGTTGCATTGGGTAGTTGTGGCATTAAATTGATAACATCTTTGATACCGGAGTTGACAGTAGAAGCGGCAATAAATTGATCATTCCAACCACCAGCAACAACAACATATTTAACTTGTTTCTTTTGCTTATCTGTTAAAGTATTGATTGCTTGCGATAACAGCTCTGAAAAGTGAGTATTTGCACCAAATCCGCTACCACCTTTACTTTTATTCACATAAAAGCTAGCATCACTAAAATACTGTTCATGCAAAATATCACACCACGGCTTAACCATGCCATCGGGTGTATATCCCTCTCCGTATGAATCGCCAATAGTAATGATTCCATAATCTGTTAACCATGTATCAATAATATCAGATAATTCACCGTTTGCCTTTAAAGCATCGAGATAATCGTCAATGGCGCTGATATAGTCCAAATTATCAATGTAATTTTGCACATCCGCTTGCCACTTATTCCACTGTTGATAGTAGTCATCCCATTTTGCATTTAAATCTTTTGTAGTAGCAAGTACCCAATCAAGATTTAAATTGTGAAAATCTGTATACGGAAAATTTGAAAATGCCATGCTATCACCTCATCACTTAAATTGATCACTTGGAATCACATTGTACTTTTTACCATCATTACCTGTAACTAAAATTGGTTTAAAAGCTTTTTCAAAATAGTGTTCATTAGGTATTTGTCCAAACTTTTCAATCGATAATCTTAAATACTCTATAGTCATAGTCTACCTCCTTTTTCCCATCCAAAACCATCAATAACGCCAATAGAAATTGTTTCAAGCTCTTTTCCGCAGTGCATGAAAAATCCATGACCGATATCAAGCCCTATGTGTCTACCCCTTCCGCCAAAAGTTGTATAAAGTAAATCGCCATCTTTCGTCTTGTCAGGAGTTGTTATATTTGTACAACTGTTTATATAGGCAGTTGAATACATAAACCTACCAGTTACAAGGTTAATAAAGCCGCTACAGTCAATCACAATTTTTCCCAAACAGAAAGCTTTAATCTGTGCTTTCTGTGCAGCACTGTACTTTTTAAAATAATTCGGCTCTGCACTCCATAATGCTTCAAAAACCTCAGGTGTACACTTTTGACCTTTCGCCCCATAAAGATAAGCGTATTGATCACGGTTTTTGTAAAGCTCCCTTGCCTTTGCAATATATGCAACATTCTTATCAGGAATATCATAAATCATAGCTTAATTCTCCTTTTCTTTTACGATTGTTAACAATTCTGTAATAACTTTTGTATTGTTATTAAGCGCATCAACCCACTTTGTGCTTTCCTGATCGTGTTTCTCGTACCAACTTTTTCTTTCCTCACGTTGGCGAATATCAAGCTCATTAACATACCACATTACAGCGCCCAAACATACGCAAGGTACACCTACCATTTGTGCAATTTGTGCAATCGCGTTCATAATTTCCATTTCTACCTCCTATAATATTCAATGGCAACAGCTAATGCTATGCTTAATATGCCAATACATACACCACGAATAATAGCTACTGTAATATCCATATCACCACACTCCTATCAAAAGTCTATCTGCATAAAGCTTGCATACATCATCAAGAAAGTTGTAAGCTTTAGACAAATCAATTTCCTGCTGCATCATTTGTTGGGAAGTTGTAACGCCAATGTTTCCGTGAATCCTTCCCTCATGTGTTCCGTTTGTGGTAGACTCATCAAGCCCATTTGTTACACTTCCGTGTGAGGTATCAGCTCCAAAAGTTTGCGAATCGCTACCGCTATCAGTTGTGTTATCAGTGTTTGCTACCTCTGGAGTAGAAGAATTAAAAGCCGCAACCTTATGTGTACTGTCAGAAACTTTACCAAAAGTTGTTGTTATGCTACCCTTGTTAAACGTTTCTTCTGTATCAACTTTTCCCTTCTGAAAAGTGCCGTTTCCGCTATCAGTCCAGTTTTCCATACGGTCATAATTCTCAATAGGATTGTACTCGAGCTGTGTTACTTCCCACAAGTGATCAATAGTCCACTGTAACGACTTTGCTACACTTGTAACATGCCGTCTTAAATATTTGGGATCCTGGTAAACAGGTGTCAAGTCTCCGTATGATAGTAAAAAGTGCTCAATAAGTTGATCTTTTGAAATACCTTTAACATATATATCGTTAAAGATACTATTATCATAGTCATATAGAGTCGCTATTGGAATTATAGTTCTCACGCTGCTCACCCCCTCTATTATTAGGATACCTCAAACGTGCTTTAATGTCAAGGTTATAATGTGCGTTTACCTTTTCTAAACATTCGTTTAGTGTTTCAACCCACAACTCACATTTTGACATTACAGCGTTTTTGGTTTCTTCTACCTCATCTGTAATCATACGTTCTTTCTTATCAGGTGCTGTATAAATACCAATCTCCGTATCAAAAGCATGTTTGAGGTTTTCAACACTTTCTAATGCTGACTTGACAACGTTATAACATTTCTCAATGTCATTATTAAAGTACTCATACAGAGGTTTTCCTGTTTCCTTATCATACAGGGCTTGATTAATTGCAACTGCTAACTTACCTGACATAATATCATCAAACGCCGCCTTAAAAGTGTCAGCCGTGCTTTTGTTTTTGGCTGTAAAAATAAAACCAAATTTTGCAAGAGCACATGCAACATCATGATTAGATAACGTCATTGCAACTCTCTGCGCATATGAATTTATCAGATCCCCAATTCCGCACCAGTCAGGCGTTAATCTCACAATCTCACAATCTTCGCCAATGATTAAGTCTCCATTAAAACTAGCGTCAAAAGCTGGATTAGCAACAATATAGTTAGTTGGTTGATACTGCACGTCAAAGCCGTATGGGGAGCCATGCTGCGGAATGATACCAAATCTAGCTGTATTCATAACACAAAAGTTACCTTTTAAAAACAGTAAAGGATAGATATAATTTTTCGACCAGTTTTGAGGCATACCATCAAAAATGATAAGACTTTCTGCACGTTGTAAAAAGTAGCGAAAGTATGTTGCATAGTCCCACGTATTATTAACATGAATCATGTTTGGATTTTGTCTTGACTCATACTCGTTAATAATCGGACTTGATACACCTTCGCCCACATAGTACCCACTATATACAAAAGGTTTCATTCTATAAACATACCCCCATTCAAAAATTCATTGATTATTGCTTTTCCGTTTTCAGTTGCGCTGCAACTTACATCTGCACTTTCGCACTGTAAAAAACCAGATAAACCAGATAAGCTTATCTTTTTACAGACTGGATACCCAAAATGGTCGTAGTCTCTGTTTGGTTGATTTGCAAAAATTGCTCTCAATGCAATAACGTTGCTACCTACCATTGTACCGCCGCTGCCGCCACTTGTTTCAACAGTTGGTGCAATACTGGAAATTCCAGACTCAATAGCAGAGACACCACCTAAAATGTTATGAGTCGCAAACGAAAAAGCGGCATTGATTGCACTTGATACAGTACCGATAACATTGGTAGAACGTGATGAGTAACTTACGGGAGCCCCACAGTTTCCATTAGCTGTAAAAAGTAATATTGATCCTGCCTTGACTGTAACAAAAATGGCTCCGTTTATGTCAACAGAATATTTTATTAATAGGGCATCCATATTAGCAAGCTCTTTAGAGGATAAGCGCATGGTTCCGATAAAAGGCAAAGTTAAAACGTATTGTGTAAACGGTTCATATAACATGTATTTATGTGTTTCGCTTTCGCTATGATGGGGTACCGCTAAAGAGACAGTATATGTAAATACTTCTCCTGTTCCAACGTCTCTCCCACTGTAACCTGTAGCCACATAACCAAGTACAATTTCTGTTGGTGTTCCATTTGTAACATCAAACGGAACCCATATTGCGCTTTGTAAATAATCTTGTGGATGAACTATTTCTTTTTGTACATCCGCTGGTGTTTCAAGAATTGTGTTCAACCCTTTTAAATAATCAGGTGAATATAAATATTTTGTTACTGCTTTAAACGTTGCTGGATGTAAAGACAAAAAAGAATTTTCGCCATTACCGATAATACAACACAAAATAGACCCTACTGTTGACGTTGGTAAAGTTGCAGTTGACTGCGAAATTGTCGGTTGAGCTGTAGTTGGAAACATCGTATCAATCAAGTATCTGTTAAAATTTGTAACATTTGATGAGCGTGTTACATACATAGAATTACTTAAAATCTCATCTTTGTAGCTTGCTAGATAATCACAAGTACATGATATTTCATACGTTGATTCTACATATGTAACATCATTTACAAAATAATATCTGCCGAACGTTGCACAATAGGCAACATTCCAATCAAACGGGGAAACTGACTGCAAAATAAATGTTGGTCTTTCGACACTAGTACCACTTTTAAGCACACATGTTGCGCTTTCTGTCAATTCGGGTATTTTTGTACTATTTATTCTTTTGTCAGATTTTCCAAATTTAACTTCAAATGCCATATGTACCCCCTATTCAAGAAAAGGGGCATTGAAGCCCCTTTGTTTAATCAAGTAAAATCAAGATCGCATTTTCTGTAAAGTCAACTGGTGTCTTAAACGTGTAATGATTCCAACCGTTTCTAAAACCAAACCTTGCATTCAGTGGTTCGACAGCACTCCATTGATCAACCGGAACAATTCCTAACGTGTCAATATCCATCATGACACCTAGAACGTTTTCGACCGTCTTGTTTGCAAGTGTAAACTTACTTGTACCGTCTGCCTTTACACCTTCTGCACTTCCCTTAATCCTCATAGGATTTTCGGGATCTGTCCAGAAAGTAACCTTATCATAATCGCCCAACTCTGCCTTTTCTGGATGGAAAAATTCGGATCCATTAGCTTCAAAATAATTTCCAAACTTCGAAATTAGATAAAATCTTAAATCAGCGGCATCCGTATGACGGTTTACAACTTTTCCTGTGAAATCTCCGTGAAAACGTGTACCGCGAACGGCAATATTTTCTTTAAGCGTTTTCATCTCTGCAGAAAGCCAAACCATAAACGGTTTGAAGTCAGCTGGGTTCATGATTGATTGTGCTGTCATTGCTAGCCCTGTTTCAGCGTTATACTTTGTCAACGCATGAAATACCTGCGTTTTCTTGCACATATTGCCGCTTGTAGGGGTTGTGCTGCCTGCATCAGCAAGGATAATAGCAAGGTTTGCAAGCTGCGCACGTGCGATATTTTCAAGATCAATCTCATAAATGTTTGAAAATTCAGTCATCAACATAGAGAAGTATGACGCAACTCCGCTTTCAGAATCAAACGCTGCATTTAACTGATTTTTCCATATAGTGTACTTTCTTGCGAAAGTTTGACCGCCGCTTGCGATTGTAAGAAGTACATCATACTTTACAGGTTTAGTTCCTGATTTCCAGTCCTGATTTGCTTCTGGTTTAGCAAGTTCAACATTAACATTCCATTCATCATTGTCAATGTTGGAATCGTTAACGATCGGTGTAAATTTACGAATATAATTTCCATATCTTTCAGCATCCCAAACCATACCAGAAAGCTTTCTGGAGTATGGTCTAATTGAGAAGATTGTCTTTGCTAATACGGTAGGAATAATCTGATACAGATTATCATCCTCACGATCAAGACCCATTTTAAAAGTATTCTGCATTTGCCCGAAACTTAAATCTTGTCCAGTTTTTCTACCAGTGTATTCCTCATACATGGTATTCAGAATTGCAGAAATTTGAGTATAATTTAAACTTGCCATAGTCTACCCCCTTAGAAAAATTTACTAATATCTGTCTTATCGTTTGAACCACCAAAATTAATCTTGCCATTTGCAAGCTGCTGCGCTTTTACAAGTGCCGCTGCAAACTTGTCATAATCAAAAACATTTGGTTCTAGTTTTGGTTCTGGATTTGGCACTGGTGTTGGCACTGGTGTTGGCTCTGGTGTTGGTTCTTGTGTTTCAAACGATGCAATTTCATCTTTACTATATCCTGCATTTACAAGCTTTAAAATTTCATCAATTTTCATATTTTAACCTTCTTTCTTTATTTGTTGACAGCTGTAAACAGACTCGAACTGTTATTATATGATTCAAAGTCATATGTGCTAACCGTTTACACTATACAGCAGTAATAGGCGGTTCGTCTGTTGTCCCCAACATGCACACACTGACTAGTGTTTGGATAGTGCAACCGCCTATTTATTATATAGCATTTATATAATTGTTTGTCAATTACAACTTTATAAAATATCATACCATGATACACAATCAAAAGAAGCTAAAAAATCGCACTGTGTTTCATAATCTGAAAATGTTATGTCCCCACTTATAAACATTGGTTTTAGATACTTTTTACTACTTGTTTGCCAACGTTCTAGTGACGATGGCGAAGCATCAAAAACATCATCGCAATGTGCTTTCATAGGTTTAGTTACATAAAACTTAAAGTCTGACTTATGCAACCAAACGGAAAACAAAGGTGTTTTCATATCGTGCGTATACTCTTTTAAGTTTTGGTGTCTTATTCTGTCATCTTCCAAATCCATAAATTCATTATCAAGTTCCATTTTCGCCCTGCCTTTTGGAAGATTTCTATAGAAAGCGTTTTGCCTCTTTTTCTCTGAAATAGGCGACTTGAAAGGAAGTATAAGTGTTGTTTCACACCTGTCTATTTGTGTAATTTCAGTTCTTTCTTTTACAGCTTTATAGCAGTCAGGAATAAGGCGATAACCGATAAGAATATTTGACATAATAGCGTTTGAATTTCCAAAAAACCACGTTCTTATTTTTTCCGTTTCTGAATCAGGGCGGTTTCTGAAAAGTACTTCCATGATATTTTTGTATGCCTGGAATTCATTTTTTATAGGTCTGTCACCTTTTTGAGGAATGAACTCATCAAAAACCACATCATAAAATCTTGTAAAATCTATACCAGTTTTGTTTTGAAAAGTAGACAATGACACCCCAACTATAAAAGGTTTATCGTTTTGTAAGTCCTCATCTGTCAGATAAGCTTTGCCATAACCTTTTTTGTCATTATATTTTAATCTGATATCTTTTCCAAACCAATCAGATTTTACAAAGTCACCTATTGTAGAAAAGCTATTCTCAAGTGCAACGTTTGTTCTACGTACATATAAAATCGGATAGTGTCCGTCATTCCAGATATCACATATTAAGTGAGATTTTCCGATACCTCTGCCGCCTATTATATCAATATAACGTTGACCAACATCACAAATATATTTATAATTCAAATATCCATTTTCTTTATATAAACCCATACTATCACCTCATTAACTTAAAAGAGGGAAGTCAAATTGACTTCCCTTTTTGATGTGAACAACTTGTTTTCGACCCACCCTCACCTACCATTATAAATTAAACAAGCTCAAAATTCATGTAAGTGCGTCCAGCTTTGCTCTGTGATCGTGTCAGCTTAAACTGTAAATTGTAAGTTCCCATGAAATCATAGGCGCTTTCTGCTGTCTTAATCACAGTTGGACTTGATGTAGCAATCGTTACAACTTCGCCTGTCTCGATGCTGGTATGATAGAAAATAGCGACTTCTTTGTCATCATCTGTTGTATAACGTACATAATCAGTGACATTTACAATCGTATCATCTGGTAAATTCTTCATTAATACATGATTGTCATTTGCCATCTTAAACATTTCTTTCTTGTCAAATTCTCTTGATTGTCTTTCAATTCTCATTTTCGTTATCCTCTTTTCTTTTATTAAGGGTTCTTTCCCTTACAAGTATATAATAACTTATTTGCAAAAGTTTTGCAAATAAAACGTTATTTATTCCACTATTTCATCTATTATAGTGTAATTCTTAATTTGGTCATCTGATAAACCTATTTCATAATCACGCGCAATCATGCAACTATAACCAGTATATTCTGTTATCGCTTCTTTGCCTTGATAATCTTTAACTTTTACTTTTGTGATAGTATCGCTGTCATTGTACCAAATTTGAAAACCACCACTATTTTTAATTTTAAAACCCTCTCTAAAGTTATCCAGGTTTTTGATCACTTCGACACCTCTTGATTTTTTTACTCCTGATATTGTGCACCCGAAATAGGTTTTATCCTTTGTTTCTTTATAAGCGTTGAAACAATACTTCTTTGCTCCTAAAGTTTTAAAATCTTTGTATTCGGGTTCATACCTATTTTCAGATTTTACATCACTTTCGCAGTCAAAATATCCAATATAATATTTTTTGCCGTCAATGTCAACAAAAGAATTAGTTTCTTCGCATAGTTCATATATCCAATTATTTAATTCTGTCAATTTCTCAAAATTAAAGTTAGTTGCTTTACAACTGTCGGTATCACAATAAATATATGAACTTTCCGCACATGCTAAAATTCTGCGTAAGTGTTTTCTTGCATGAGCAGTTGTATATACACCCCATACATACGGCAAAACGCTTTTTTCGCTTTGCTCTCCAATGCTCTTTTCATCTGGAATTTTAAAGCCGCTTGCATCAACCTTTTCTTTATATGCAATATCATTTTCATACCGTGCATAAGAAAATTCTTGCCATTCATTGTCCAGATACAGCATAATAGGGTGAATGGGATCTGTTGCCGCCATACCATAAATACCGTTTAATTTATTTTTGGCTTTCATCAAGTCATACTCCGCTTCTTCCCTCTCTTTTGAATTTGGCGCTGTTTTCTTTACGGCTATTTTAAGTTTCGTTTTTGCCGTGAAATACTCCATGATAACACTTCTTACATCATCTGGTATATATCCATAATGTGCGGTATAGAGTGTATCTTCTATAATTTCAACGCTGTCAAAATCATAGCATTCTTCAATAATTGAAAAGTCTATATCTGTTACAGTTGTTTCAAGCTCTGCCGCTTTCCATACTCTACCATTATCGGGATCCACCCCTTGCAAGTTACGGCATTTGCTTATAGACAAATACGGATTGTATTGATCTTCTTTAAGTCTTACATTTGTAAGTTTTATTTGTGCTATCCATGCAAGCTCTTTACTTTTTACATATTTTAAACACTTTGATGTAACAGGCATTTTTTCAAAAGCTGTCATTGGAAACTTCATCAAAAGAAGCATAGCTGGATACATGCTCGAAGCGTCAAAGCTATAAACGTCATGATATATTTTCGCACACTTTATCATGTTGGCGTGAGTATCACCACCACGAAAAGCTTCTTTTAAAAGTTTGTATGTTTTGTCTGTTAAAGCTAACTTTTTCTTTAAAAGACGTGTTGTCGTGCCTTTTCGTATAGCTCTTTTCATATCGCGTCTCACATAAGATGTACTTGTTAGAGGCACTGTTGCAATGGTGTCTCCATCTTTTGTAAGCATGTATGTTATTGCTTCCCATAAACCTAACGTATCATTGATGATATACCCCCACTCAGTAGGACTAATATAGCTTTCGTTGTGTCTTATCAGTGAGTAGTCCAAATCGCCTTTTGCTTTTATATGTGTACAGCCCGCCATTTTTTTCGTGAAATTATCAAGTGACATATTCGTGAGCTTATAACTGCACCTCAACTCAATACCACGCTTCTTTAAGCGCCACACAAGCGGTTTACGTTTACCAGTTGCGAACACTTCGCTATAATCGTTTAGATAACCAATCATAAAAGAAAATTCAAAAGGCAAATTGTGAACGTAAATTACAAAATAGCGTGACTCGTTAGTCTTATAGTAGGATTGAATTTTATCAAGTAAATCAATAAAATCTTTCCAGTATCTACCATGCACTTCTTCGCCATCAATGCAAGCCGACCACACATACATAAAAGCATCAATAGGCTTTGTCACTTCTTCACCTTGATCATCTTTTTCAATGCGTGTACGTGATGTTGTTTCAATGTCAAAAGTTCCAAATTGATCAATATAATATGGGCTGCCTTTCTTTTTGCCTAAAGGTTTATGCAAAGAAAAGCCGTGTGACGGAACATAGTCCGCCACTGACTTTACTTCTATATTATCATATTCATTTGATCTATTTAAACATTGTACTATCATGATTTACAACTCCTGTTTTATAGATCTAGGTTTTGGCTTCGCTCGATTGCGTTTATACAGATTGTTTGCTGCTTTGAACTCACGTGCTTTATCTTTCCATGATAGCGAACTGTTCTGTATAAGTGCAACGCGAAATTCGGCTTGATCTTTAACAGATGGGTACAAATCTTCAAAAGTGCTAAAGATTTCATTCAATCCCTCACGTGTGTTTGTATTAAGTGCTTCAGTTAACATTGTAACGATTTGATCACTTGATAGCTGCGCGTACTTTTTATCTGATAGATAATGCAACGTGTTAAAAAGTTTATCGCGGATATTTTTAGACAGATTAGAAATGTCAACCCCGTAACGTTCTTTAAATGTTGCTACTCTTTTGTTTTCTACTTCGATGCTCCCACGTGCGGTTGATGCTTTTGCTTCCAGATAATGAAGAAGCTTATTTTCAAGCGCTCTCAGTTCACGGATTGAAAAATCCTTATATACAGCTTTACCGGTTGAAACATAAGAAGCGTTATAAGAAACGTGCTTATTAAAGTAGTCAACAGCGTCCTGGTATCTAAAAAGTGCTGTTCTATCCTCTGTGATTCTACCTTTACTAATTGCTGTCGTTAAAGTCTTTGCACGCTTGTTTGCAACGTTGGCAAGTTTGCCGACGCGGGCGATATATTCTGACTTACTAGAATTGGTTTCGATAGAATCATAGTGCCATCTGGTGAAATACTTTGCTTGAATTTCTGTCTGTTTCATAACTTAATACCTCTCTTATCTAATTCTTCTTTTACAATTTCATATTTATAGTTGTGCGGTGTAATTTCTCTGAAAATCTTGCCAATTTCATTTTTACCGTAGCCATGCTGTCTTAATAATAAAACAATGTATTGCACCGCTTCAGCACCCTCTTTGTATGAACAGTGCATTCCATCCGGTGGCAATTTGTACCATTTTGTCGTTTTAATATCGGATACCGCTTGAACTACAATTGCGTGCTGTAACATTTCATAAGGTGTTAACTTACTATTTATAACACCGTCTTTAGGTCTTTTCATTTCTTTATATCTCCTTGAGTTTTCTTTTATTGTATCATGGAGTTGTTAACAAATAAAGTATAAATTATGAACAAAGTATTAACAAATTATTGTTATAGTTGGCATAGAACAGTAAGACGAACAAATGTATTGACTCGAACATATGTTCTAACAGCGGAGGCGACAGCCGACCCACGCGAGCGAGCCGACAGGCGAG